TTATGAGACTGGCAAAGTCAGACGGGACATCACCCAGAGGACAGGTTTGGTTCGACAGGGATAGACCAGGCCGAGGCTTGAGCATGGCAACAGTCGGAAAGTTTCTCGGACCTAGCGCGCAAACTCAAACCTACGCAATTCAAGTAAAGGCCGGTTATAGTGATTCGACAGGCGGCCAGTGGAAGGTTGGCAACGGCAACATGGTGGTTGTGGGAGGCAAAAAATGAGGTTTTCCGCAGTTATTTACAAAGATAGCGGCGAAGTAGTGTCGACAGTGCAAAATGCCACAGCTTTGTCGATGGAAGGCAAAACATACATTGAGGCTGTGGTAGATGGAGAGCCCGAGGATTATTACGTAAGTGGTGGCGAGCTGCGGGAAAAAAGTGAGCGTCCGTCAAGCGCACATTTTTTCAACTACGACACGGCTGCGTGGGAGCTTAATTTAGACGAGGCAAAGGCGCAGGCGTGGGATAACTTAAAATTAGACCGTGACGCTCAAGAATTTGGCGCATTTTCTTACAACGCATGGATGTTTGACGCCGACGCCGACAGTCAAGCGCGCATCAACTCTGCAGCGCAGGCGGCGATGATTGACGACACATTTGACGCAATTTGGACGCTTGCAGACAACACCACACAGGCATTAACAGCGACTCAACTGAAGGAGTTATGTAAGGCGTTGAGTAACCACATTAAAGCTGCGCATGATCGTGGTAGAATCGTCAGGGCGCAGGTTGAGGCCGCTACGACGATACAAGAACTGGAGGCTATAAGCTGGTGACTACTATAAACCTTGTCAGCGGCGACAATAGGCCGTCGATTGAGCTTACTTTGACTCGCGAGGACACTGGCAATGTTATTGACTTGTCTAGCGCGACGGTGCAGCTAAAGTTTCGCAAGAAAGGCAGCACAACTGTTTTAGTTACTAAGTCATCTGTAGCAAACAGCACACAAGCTGAAGCAGGAAAAGCCATTTTTCAATGGGCAGCAGGCGATCTTAACGTCTCACCAGGTTCCTACGAGGGCGAGGTCAGCTTTACCAGCGGCGGCAACACAGAGACAGTCATAGAGCTACTAGATTTCTATTTGAGAGATGACTTCTAAAGTAACTGTCAAGGTAGCGTATGCCAAACTAGCGGCAGCGCTGAACCGCGCAAAAATCGGCACAATCAGGCTTGTCAATATATTGGCAAACCTTGCACAAGCGCTGACGTCGGGCGCTAGCCTAGCAGACGCGATAAGCATCGCCGTCAACAAGGCAAATCAAGACACCGCAAATGTTAGCGATGCTGTTAGCAAAGCGGCTACTGTCGCCAAAAGCGACACAACAGCAATATCGGACGCAGTAGCGTTTCTGCGCGGTCGGCTAATAGACGACGCTGCTGGCCTGTCAGATGCGCAAATAGCGAGCGTTTCTAAAGCGCTAGCCGACACCTCGGTTATTACAGACCTAGCCGCTAAGAGGCTCACAAAAGCGTTAGCAGATACCGTCAGCATTGTAGACGCGTCAGCAGACACCACCGATGCAGGGTTGCACACAATTTCAGACGGGTCAGGCGCTACCGATGCAATAGTGGCCGCAGTGGTCTCAGCGTTGCAGGACACTGCAGGGCTGTCGGATGCAGCAGTCAAAGCCATAACATCAGCCCTGACTGACACTGTCGGCGTCACTGACTCTATTTCCCTGGTGATAAACCTGCTGAGTGACGTCGTGCAGGACAGCGTAGGCGCGGCAGACGTAGTATCGAAAATTGTAAGCGCTACACACGCAGAGACACCGGCAGTCAGTGATGTTAAAATTCTAGCGGCTTCGCTAAATAAAGCCGATACTGCTAGTGTCACCGACGCTGGCACCTATAGGGGCCAAGGTTATTGCGACTTTACCTATTTTTCGGACGATTACGTTGGATACGCAGGGACTTTGTAAATGAAAGACACACTAAAGCTCAAAGGTCGGGTCAACCTTAAACTTATCGGCCCAGATGGTGCGGTGAAAGACGAACGCGACGTGGACAACCTTGTTGTTACCGCTGGATTAAATCACATTGCCTCGCGCATCAAAGACGCTACGGCAACGGCGATGACGCACTACGCTGTAGGCTCAGGCTCTACAGCAGCGGCGGCGGGCGACACAGACCTCGGTAGCATTTTAGGCAGCAGAGTTTCGCTTACGTCTACTACCGTAACGAACAATGAGGTCGCCTATGTAGCAGATTTCGGCGCAGGCGTGTCAACTGGCGCAATAACAGAGGCAGGCGTTTTTAATGCCTCAACCAGCGGCACCATGATGGCGCGAGTCGTGTTCAGCACTATCAACAAAGCAGCCGCCGACACTCTGCAGATTACGCATACGATCACTATCAGCGCATCGTAAGGAGTAGCTCATGGCTACAATCACGACGCGTAGCGGGAAAGGAAGCCCGCTCAGTAACAGTGAGGTCGATAGTAATTTCACTAACCTCAACACGGACAAGGTTGAG